CCCACCCGGGTGTTCTGGTAAAAACTTTGTGAGGTTGTACACAATATCTCTTATAATAACCCAACAGTCTTGTTCACTATTATGTTTAGCTATTTCATCGAGTGTAAATTCTTTTGGGTTTATGTGGTCGTTTAATACCTTTACTCTATTTGTTACTTTATCCATACTCATGTGTTGCGCCTATTTTTTAATAGTCTATCAAGTCTTTCTTTTTCTTTGTTTGGAAAAATTGTAAGTTGCATGACTTCTCCATCAAGATATACCTGACCGTGGTTTTTTATTCTTTCGTCTTTTAACACTTGATTAATTCTAACAAGATTTATGCGTATCATTTTCATATGTGAAGGTTTGCTGTGATGGACTGCGAGTAAAGCGGCATCTCTTTTAGTCTCTTTTGGAATTGTGTTTTCTTCGTGGCAAATTACTACATGTGATCCGGGACCACCATCAATATGCATCCACCACTCGTTGGGGTAGCTGGAAAATGTTAAATCGTCATTTTCTTTGGCATTCTCGCCAACTTTAATTTGAATACCGTCTAATGACTTGTAGGTGTACATTTAATTTTAGATACAATTTTTCTTTTATCTGATTAAAAATGATCTATCTGTAGTTTGTTCTACTTTGGTAAATCTGATGTCTTTAATTTTTAAAATCATATTGATTACATTCGAAGAAGAAATCGTCATACATGGTTCAATAAATATCTTTTTATTGTTCTCGACGATTAATGGACCGGGATTACCAACAGCAGATAACAAAAAGTTGTACATTGTAAAATATCTTAAAATATCTACTTTATTTAAGTTAATTTCGATGCTTAGAAAATACCTAAGTTATGTTTATAAAGAAATATTCTGTATAAAGATGGATTACAACAGATTACTAAAAATTATAGAAGAGGGTGATATCAGAGGTCTTCGTGAGAGTGAAAAAGAATTGGCTACGTACATAGACTATGAAATGCGAACCGAATCTAGTCCAGATTACGGAGAAGACATGTATCTAATATACCACTTAACAAAATATCCAGAATGTGTGATAGGTCTTCGTATGTTTGAAATTTTTAGATGGGCGTGTAGAAACGAGTCACATTACCATTGGTACGAAGTCATGCAGAAAATGGCATATCCGGCACTATGTGGTGCCTTGAAAAGTAAAAATATAAAGATACTAGATCACTTGATTTGTCATTTAGATGAATCTGACGTTTATAAGAAGCTACCAGAAGATGAAAATGATCCGATTAATAAATGGTACGACGAAAAATTTAATACCTAAGTGATATGCGAATCTCATAAAAATTAACTTCTAAAATGAACATTTCCAAGGCTATTCAGCGTGGTGACCTCGAGGCTCTTAGAGCCAATGAACACGAAATTGTACAAGATGTGAATGATATGTTGGAACAGTCCAGTATTGAATGGGAAAACTACATTACTCATTGGATGGCTATGTATCACGATCATAAGGTTGCCGTTGATATGTTCAAGGTATTTTTGAACACTTGCAAAACTACTTTCAAACCAGACAAGTATGAAGAAGTGGTTGATCTTTACGCATACCCAACTATGATTGGTGCTGTGGCCACGAAAAACTTAGAAATTTTAGACTTGCTGAAAGGTTACATCAAAGAAGATGATATACATGAAGAAATGATAGCGCAGTACGGAGAAACTTTTCTTAGTTTGTAATAAGTATGGTAAAGCTTTCGGACCTTGTCCATATTGCCAACAACGCCAAGACCGACGCCCAGAAGAACGCCGTCGGTGAAGAAGTTAAGAAATTTTTACGTGGAAAGAAAGCATGCAACCCAAAAGAGCTTTTCTCAAATAAAGGTGTTAAGATTGAAAAAGGAAAGAACCTTCGAAAACTTGGTGAGGGGAGGTATGGCGCTGTATTTTATGGATGCCTCGAAGATAAATGTAACACAAAAATTGCTATAAAAGTTACTGATGAACCTACTGCCAAAATGGAATATCGTATTGCGGAAAAGTTGAAAGGTATGGGTGTACCGCGTATGTATCACTTTAAGAACTGCGGCCCAAATGATGTTCTTTATTTTGAATACGTAAAAGGACAGACACTCCAAGAATGGATGGAAAGTCAGAGGTCACTTGATCAATATCGCTCTTTAATTTCACAACTTATCAGGAACTTGAAGAGAATTCACGAAAAATATCCAACGTTTAGACACCATGATCTTCACTGGAACAATATCCTTGTATTGAAAGGCAACAAACCAATCATCATTGATTTTGGTCTGGCGACAATTGAAGGTGTAAGAAATCCACTCGTCACAAGTGGGGGATACAAAAATAATGGTATTTACTCAAGATCACATTACATGTATGACGCACATTTCATTCTTAACACGATTCGCCTCGCTACAAATAAACGTCAAGTAAAAAAATTTGTAAAAGATTTGTTTCCAAATAAATATCTCGTGAACACATCGAACGTGGTTAGATTGGGACGTCTTCGTCTCACAAAACACACAGATCTCCCTACATATGACGATATCTTGAAGCACCCATTCCTTCAACCAAAGAAAAAAGTTGATAATGTTATTCGAAAGATTTTACCAAAGAAGCCCGTGATCCCTATTAAAAAGACTGTGGTGACACAAGCACCTAAAAAGTTAGGTACTGATAATGCCATTAGAAAAGCCAGGACTGTCCTCGAAAAAGAGGCTGCTAAAAAGAAAGCCCAACCAAAGAGACCGCAGATTCGAAAAAACTAATACTACAAAAAAATATAAACCTATAGTATAAAAATGTGGCAAATTATTCTTTTATTGGTTATCGATATAATGATATTACTCAACACCAGTTCTAATAAAAAATCTAAAAATGCCGTGAAGACGGGCAAAGAGTGGACTGTTTATGGGACCATGGGTTGTGGATGGACTCGTAAACAGATAGATTACATGAAGGAAAAGAAAATTCCTCACGTTTTCATGGACTGTTCCAAGGGTGAATGTGAAAAAGACGTCAAGGCATATCCGACACTAGTTTCTCCAGATGGAGAAAAGAATGTTGGTTACAAGGAAGTCTAACACCCACACTGGCGGATAATAGAGATAGAAAGAGACAAGATGAACGCATCAAGCATGGAGTTAATCGGCTTCAAAACCGTAACGTGCTTGACAAGCGAGCGGTTCCACAAGTATCGAAGGACAAATGTGGAAATCAAGATAGACAGAACAAACAAAAGAATTTCTGTCAACATGTCGGAAGTATTTCTAGACTTGACAACGTCTCTGAGCATTTTTAGTATATAGAAATATTTTTTCTTGGGATACTATAAGAATGCCTTTACCCCTGAGTGGCTCTGAAAGAAAATTTACTAACAGACGTTGGGGTACATCTACTGGTATTAACAATAATAACTGTTATGCTTATGCGGTGGGGGATTATGAAGCTTATAGATGGCAAAAGTCAACCCCTGGTGACCGTTCTGGTCTTTCCAATCGGGGGCATAGTTATACACATTGCAAAGGTCTACCAAAACGAGTTATATCTGATAATCCCAAAAAGGTATATTTGGCCAAGGCAAATGAGAAGTGTAAAAAGGGTTACTATAAAGTAATGATGTTTGTCTCGCCTGGCAGACCATCAAACTACATAAGACAAGGAGACTTTCACTTTTATGTTCAACACGGGGTTGTTGAGTATAGGATAAAATCCGGAGATACTATAAAATCGGTTGCAAAGTTTTTCAAGGTTCCTGAGTCTAGAGTTAAAAATGCGGGAAAATTTCAAGTCGGAAAGCGAATAATATTCAAGGCTAATGTTTTCAGTCACAAGCGGGGCTGGGCCACTGGTCCACTTCTCACTGATGCGAAAGGTAAGGCTATACACGATCCACGTAAGGCGTCTAGAAATTACCCAGGTTTGAACTACGAAAAATACTGCAGTTCATTCTGTGTTAAGGATAGAGGTATCAAAGTCGGAAAGACTCATCCGAAGGTCGGATAGTATACTGTTTAAGTCTTCTGTATCATTTACGTTAAAGTTAATATCAAACATATCTATTATGTTGAAAATATCATCTTCGTTTGTCATTGATAATGCATTCGACGTCGCTTCATAATTATTTTGTATAGTTACGATTATATTAAAATTAGAGGCGTCAAAAATCTTTCTACATAATGGACATGTATTATGACCCTTGCTTTTCCATTCATCTAAGCATGATGAATGGAAAACATGACCACACCTTATCGGTGGATTGTTCCTAGTCTGTCTCACTTCATTGAGACATATGGAACATGTTGACATTATAGATTATATAATTAATCTTTTTTTGGGAATTTGGCGTGTTTAATAAATGTTTCTTGTATCGACGAGGGGCTTGTCGCACACATTGCACGGAGCTCCTCGATCTTGAGTAGATTGTAACTGTTCAATAAGTTCCGGACCAGTCTTTTGAAGAAGTTGACGGTAAGAGTAGTTATCTTCCAACTTGATTCCCTGATTGTACATGATGTAGTTATTTAAAAGCTGAGAGGACGAGCTGAGAGTGAAGCAGCGACCATCGGCCATACCAAGTCTCTGAGACATTTTGTTTAATATTAGATCAGAAATTAATTTTTCTATTAGTGATCGTTTTGGTCCAAGAATTATATCCAAGACCCTTTACATATTCAACAAAGTCTTCTGACTTATACCCAAGGAAAACATTGAACACATCCGTTTCTGTAGTTGGTGACACACGAATGGCTAAATCTTCATTGATGTGTTGATTTATGATGTTATATGCAAAAGCAATCTCTTTTAAAGTTTCGGCTCCTGTGATAATAATTTTACCTGTGCTGAAAATACTAGTTGTGATCTCTTTCATATCTTCGGCAGGTTTAAATTTAATTTTGACAGCCGAATATCTGTCCGGTTCAAAAGAAACCTTGAAAACATCACCCGCAGATTCAAAGTGCGAAGCCACACGCATAAGGTTGAGATTGTAGTTCAAACTAAAGTTTGAGTTTATCATAACAACCCTGAAAGAATCCACTGGTAATTCTTCGTCAAAACCAAGATACTTTTCGAAAATGTAACTCAATTGCTTAATAATTCTTTTGCAGTCATACAAATCCGAACATCCAGCAACTTGAATGCTCCCATTAGGAAATACCTTTATTGACTTTGTACTGTATACATCATTGTAAGACAAAGTAACTTGATTATAGAAAGAAGTTGGTTTAAGTTTCCATTCAAAAAAACGGTCTCTATTACCATTTTCCTTCACAACTTTGATGACTTTACCACCATCAAAAACACTTCTCAACTTTTGCACATCAATCGTTCTAGAAAAACTAGAGATCATTGTGATAGTTGTAATCTTTATCCATGATGGTCTAAGACTTTCCTCAATACTGTTGCGAAACTCGTCAACTGTGAGTAAATAAGAGAATGTATTATTCGCTATAGACGAATACTTCATCGGCGTATGATGCGTCTTTTTTTAACTTAGCTTTATCAACAAATGGGTCTAACTTAGGTAGTCAATTAGAGAAATCAATCACATTTAAAACATATGGTGACATCCATTTTTAGCTCCGCAAAGTACATAAACGACGTCGAAGATAACTATGATTTTGTTCAAATTGAATACGAGCGAT